GTTTATATTTGCATTCAAAATGGATCTAGTGGTATCAATACAACTGGAAATCAGTCATTATATGAACCAACACACACCGATTTCGAACCAACTGAAGCGGGTTTAGGTGGCGATGGATATTTGTGGAAGTACTTATTTACAGTTTCTCCTAGCGATATTGTAAAATTTGACTCTACAGAATATATTACATTACCTAACAACTGGAGTACTTCTACAGACTCTCAGATTGTTTCTGTAAGAGGGAATGGAGACTCAACAGTAAATGATAACCAAATAAAAACAGTTTACATTGATAATCCTGGAAGTAATTATCAATTTTTACCGGAAGCAGTAGAAGTTGACATTTTGGGAGATGGGACTGGTGGTAGAGTTAGTATTGAAACTAATTCAAGTGGAGAAATAATTAATACCATTGTTACTTCTGGTGGTAAAGGATATACTTATGGAATAGTTGATTTGGGACCTATACAATCATCAGGAAATATTTCAAATCCAGCTAAATTGATTCCAATAATTCCACCTTCTAGAGGACATGGATTTGATTTATATAAAGAACTTGGTGCCGATAAAGTAATGATTTATAGTAGATTTGATGATTCTTCAAGAGATTTCCCTACAAACACTAAATTTTGTCAGATTGGTATTCTAAAGAATCCAACTAATTTTGTTGGTATTGAAACATTTAGTGGACCACAATTTTCTGGACTTTATGCAATCAAATTTAATGATGATACCGTAAATAATATACCTCCTACTATTGGTAATAAAATAACACAAGTAGTTTCTGAAGGGACTGCTGTTGGTTATGTTGCTTCTTATGATACCGATACTAAAGTTTTAAAATACTTTAAAGATAGGTCTTTATATTATGGTCCAACTTATGATCAAACTGATTATGTTAATGTTTCTATTAATGCAAATGCAAATATAGATTTTGATTCTAATGGTGGCAATATAGTAAGTGAAAATGGATTTGTAGGGCAGATTGCATCTTTTACTGGAATTACTACCACAGTCAATGGTGCAATTGTAAATTTAGGAGTTTCATTTACAAATGGACTCTCGGATCCTGAGATAAATAAAAAGACAGGGGAAATTATTTACATTGATAATAGACCTCTTGTTTCTAGAAATATTAGACAAAAAGAAGACATTAAAATTATCCTGGAATTTTAAAAAATGGCACAAAAGATAAACCTAAATGTAAGCCCATATTTTGATGATTTTGATGCTGAAAAGAATTTTTATAAAGTTCTTTTTAATCCAGGAAGACCAATACAGTCTAGAGAATTAAATAATATACAGTCAATTTTACAAAATCAAATTGAATCTTTTGGAAGTCACATATTCAAAGAGGGGTCAGTTGTAATACCAGGAAGTACTACATATGATTCTCAATTTTTTGCTGTTAAGTTAAATAGATCTTCTCTTGGAGTTGATATATCAGCATATATTGAGAAGTATGTTGGTAAGCGTATAGAAGGACAGGTTTCTGGAGTAACTGCATCAGTACAAAAAGTTGAGTTACCCGATTTAAACAACAATTTAGATAATATTACTCTTTATGTAAAGTATATTGATTCTGATAATAATTTTACTATAAACCCATTTCAAGATGGAGAATCTTTAATATCAAGTGATACAGTAGTCTATGGAAACACTACTATTCCATCAGGAACTCCTTTTGCTTCTTTAATCCCTACTGACGCAACATCTACGGGTTCTGCAGTGTCTATTACTGATGGAATTTATTTTGTACGTGGCACATTTGCACAAATAGAAAAGCAAACAATAATTTTAGATTACTATACTAATACTCCATCATATAGAGTTGGATTAAAAGTATCTGAAGAAATCATATCCGCCAAAGAAGATCCATCATTATATGATAATGCAAAGGGATTTACAAATTATGCTGCTCCAGGCGCAGATAGATTTAAAATAAACTTATCTCTTACCAAAAAATCTTTAGATAGTGCTAATACAGATACTGATTTTGTTGAATTACTTAGGATCGAAAATGGTGAAATTAAAAAGGTAAGTACAAAAACAGAATATTCTTTAATTAGAGATTATCTAGCACAAAGAACTTTTGATGAATCGGGCAACTATTCAGTAAATCCATTTAAAATTTCTTTACATAATTCTTTAAATGATAGAATGGGGAATGATGGATTATTTTTTGATAATCAAAAAACTGATTTGGGTAATGATCCATCTGATGATTTAATGTGTGTAAAAGTATCCCCAGGAAAAGCGTATGTGAGAGGTTATGATATCGAAAAAACTACAACTACAATTTTAGATGTAAATAAACCCAGAGAAACTGAAATTGTAGATGGTGTAAATGTCCCATTTGAAATGGGAAATTTACTAAGAGTTAATAATGTAATTGGATCACCGAAACAAAATCAATCGATAGAACTTCATTCGGTTAGAAGAAGTGGTTCTGAAGACCCTTCATCAGATACTAAAATTGGGGATGCTAGGGTTTATAATTTTAGATTAACAGATTCGGCATATTCTGGAGCATCTTCTAACTGGGATTTGTACTTATATGATATACAGACTTATACTAGTTTGGTATTGAATGAATCACTATCTAGTCTACAACTACCACAATCATCTCATATTCAAGGAAAGAGTAGTGGAGCAACTGGATATGCAGTTGTTGCGGGTGATGACACTTCAACCATTAAAGTTAGACAAACCTCAGGAACTTTTGTTAGAGGTGAAGCAATTATCATAAATGGAATAGAATTATATCCAAGATCAATTTCGGAAATAGCAGTTTATGATACTTCCGATATTAAGCAAGTATACCAATCAACATTAGAATCTGGATTCTCTACATCATTTTTAGCGGATTCTGTCTTAGACAGACAAATTCCATTGGGATTTAGTGTCTCAGATAAAATTAATATAACATCTGATGGTGTTGTAACTTCCCCCGGAAAGTTTTTTAATACAATCAAACCAGGTTCTATTTTGAGATATCAGTCTCCAACTGGTTCAAATGAAACTTTTAATAGAGTAATTAGTATAAATCCTACAGGAACTTCAATGAACGTTGTTGGAGTTACTACCGTTACCGGTGTATGTGATGGCGCTGTCGAAAACCAAACTAATATTTCATTTAGTATTGGATTGCCAAAAATTAGAAATTCTGAAAAAGGATACTTATATTCAGAATTGCCAAATAGAAATATATCCAAAGTAAATTTAAATAATTCATTATTAACATTTAGCGCACAATCGACAAGTACAAAATCATCAGATAGTCCAATTGTTCTCTCAGTATCTGATTTTTCACTTCCAACAGGATTATCAACCGCATTATTTTCAGCATTCGATGTAGAATTATATTCTGTTCATTATAGTGATGGTACTACGGAAACACTTACCACAGATCAATTTACATTATTAAATAATCAAGTAACCATATCAAATCTTGGGGCAGGAAAGACTACTTCTTCGATTAACGCAACATTCATTAAGAATGGTATACAGAGTAAGCAAAAGCAATATAATCGCAGCAAAGTACTGAATATCACTTATTCTAAGTATCCAGAATCTGGTACTGGAACTAGCAATTCTATTAATGATGGTTTAGAGTACAATCAGTATTATGGTCTTAGAGTTCAGGATCAGGAAATTAGCTTAAATTATCCAGATGTCGCAAAAGTATTAGCAATTTACGAATCAATAAATGAGTCCAGTCCTTCATTGGATTCATTATCATTTAGTAGTATACTCAATATTGGTGGAAATGTAATTGTTGGGGAAAATATTTTAGGATTAGATAGTGGATGTCTTGCCAGAGTAGTATCAAAATCCACAAATAGTGTGGAAATAGTTTATTTAAATTCTAACAGATTTAATAATAGTGAAAGTGTAGTATTTGAAGAATCTAATATTAGTGGAGAAATAGATTCAATAAGTTTTGGAAATTATAATAAAATAACAAACAGATACATTTTAGATAAAGGACAAAAAGAACAATATTATGATTATTCTAAAATTATTAGGAATGAGGGTGAACCAGAACCTTCTAGAAAACTTTTAGTAGTTTTTGACTATTATACAGTTCCTACTACAGATAATGGTGATGTATTTACAGTAGCAAGTTATAATAAAGATCAATATCTCAAAGATGTTCCTACAGTAGGTAGAAATAATATTAGAGTATCAGATACTCTTGATTTTAGACCTTATGTTCCGGTTTTTACTGGAAATAATTCTTCTCCTTTCGATTTTTTAAGTAGAGATTTTAGTTCATCAATCAAAGTAAATTTATCTCCAAACGAAAATACAATTATTGGATATGAATACTATATTGGTAGAGTTGATAAAATATATTTGAACAAAAATAGAGAAATTGTTTATCTGGAGGGTATATCATCATCAGATCCAAAATCTCCGGTAAAAATAGATGACTTAATGGAGTTGGCTACTGTTAATCTACCTCCATATCTATTTAATCCTAAAAATGCAGTGTTGTCTCTAGTTGATAATAAGAGATATACCATGAAAGATATTGGATCTATTGAAAATAGAGTTAAAAATCTTGAAAGGGTAACATCTCTGTCACTTTTAGAATTAAGTACTCAGACTTTACAAATACAAGATTCTGAAGGATTCAATAGATTTAAAACAGGATTTTTTGTAGATGATTTTAAAAATACAGACAGAATAAATAATCTACTCTCTTCTATTGAGATTGATTCCAATTCTCAGGAAATGAGACCTATAATATCCAGAAATAGTCTTAAAAATTATCTTACCCCTTCTGAAAATATATCAGATGAAACTATAGATATTTCAACAAATTATGATTTGTTAGATCCTAATGTACAAAAAACGGGTCCTACAGTATCTTTAAAATATGCATCCGAAAAGTGGATAGAGCAACCTTTAGCAACTCAGGTAGAAAATGTAAATCCATTTCATGTTGTTTCTTATATTGGTTCAATAAAACTTTCACCAGAAAGAGATAATTGGGTAAGAACAATTCAATTACCAAATAAAACAATATCAGTCACGGATTTTGTTTTGGTAGAAAGAACTAGGGTAGAACTTGAAACTAGAAATGTTGCTATAGCTAATGTGGAAAGAAGAGGACAGTTTGAAAGTTCTGTCTCAGCTACACAAAGTGTGTCTGATTCCACAAATAGAACAACAACTACTTCAAGTGTTACAAACTTGGTAGAAAGTAGACCAGAAGAATATATGAGATCTAGGAATACTGAATTTACAGTATCTAATCTTAAACCTTATACTAGATATTATCAATTCTTAGATGGTAATGGGTCAGTAGATTTTATTCCAAAACTTATTGAAATTTCAAACAGTAGATCTTTAGAAAATTATGGATCTTCATCTGCATTTATTGTTGGCGAGACTGTTTTTGGATATGATAATCAAAATAATAAAATTATTTCTTTCCGTGTAGCTTCTGCAGATCATAAATTTGGAAATTATAATTCACCATCCACAAGATTTGAAATTAATCCGTATATTAAATCAGAATCTTTGCCTGGTTCTTATAGTTCCTCTTCAAAAATACTCAATATAGATACTTATTCACTTTCTGAGGAATCACAAGGTCTTTATTCTGGATACCTTGTTAAGGGTGCAAAACTTATTGGTCAAACAAGCGGATCTGTATCATATGTTAAAGATTTACGTTTAATATCTGATAATTATGGTGATTTAATGGGAGCATTCTTTATTAGAGATCCTAATACATCTCCACCGCCAGATGTAAGAATTAATACTGGAAATAAAACTTATAAATTAACTTCAAGTCAATCAAATGAATCTGCAGTTACTGGTAGTACTCTTATTTCATCTGTAGAAACTAACTATGTATCTGAGGGAACACTTGAATTATATGAAACTACGATTACAAATACTACAACATTAACTACAACAAGAACAACTACCACTTTATTAACTACTACAACAACAGAATATTATGATCCATTAGCTCAATCTTTTAGTGTTGGTGGTAGTGAAACATTAAATGATGATGAAAATGGTTCTTATTTAACTGCTGTTGATTTATTCTTCTATAGAAAAGATACAGCAAATAACCCTGTAACTGTTCAAGTAAGAACTGTAGAACTTGGTACTCCTACAAGAACTGTAATTGGAAATCCAGTTACTCTTAGACCAAATCAAATTAATATTTCAAATGATGCATCTGCAGCGACTAGAGTAACATTTGATTACCCAATTTATCTTTCTCCTGGACTAGAATATGCAATAGTACTTCTTGCACCAGAAAGTATAGAGTATGAAGTCTTTATTGCAGAAATGGGTAAAAAGACTATTCAAACTGCAACTTTACCAAATGCAGATTCTGTAGTTTATACTCAACAATTTGCTCTAGGAAGTCTATTCAAATCCCAAAATGGATCAATATGGACGGCAAATCAATATCAAGATATGAAGTTTACTTTATATCGTGCTAATTTTGTTACAAATACCCCATCAACTGTGTATTTTTATAATCCATCACTGAATGAAAGTAATGGTTATATTAAAAATCT